GGTGTTACCCCACTAGTAACAGGTACACCAGACTTAGGTCAAACTACGCTAACACAGGCTCATAGCCTATCAGCATCAAACATCCTTACGCCATTCCCTGATGTGGGTAGTGCAGATGATCCAAATGCTATAATAGTTCAAGAGATACAGGAAATAGAGCAAATGTTCGGTGGTTGGCAAAGACGATCCTATGAAGTCCCTGACGGACGACTGGTTCAAGCTGAACGTGAGATACAAGCTCAATACGGCGATGTCGTTTCTATAGACAGGAAAGCCAAGTCCCTTATCAAGTTTGGTAAGTCTGGTAACTTAGCTGCTGATACACTTTCCACTGTCTGGACTGTTGGTGGTAACGAGACTTACGTTACAGATAATACGATTGAGTACATTTCAAGCTCTTCCGCATCAGACACACAAGAGATTACCCTAGAGTGCCATACAGTCACAGGAACAGGTGCTGATGCACAGTTTACTTTCCTAGCGCAGACTGTACAACTTAATGGTCAAACACCTGTAGCTCTAGATACTCCTGTAGCTCGTGTATCACATGCATACAACTCAAATGGCACAGAACTCGTTGGTCGTGTCACTGTATATGAAAATACAACTGTTGTTGGTGGTGTCCCATCAGATGCAACTAAGATACACATAGACATCCCACAAGGTCTACAAGGTGCATTTAAAGGTGCCACAACCTTCAGTAACACTGATTACTACATTCTCACTGGAGGGTTTGGTTCAGTAAGTAAGAAACAAGATGCTTCAGCAGACTTCTTCCTAGAGGTTCGTACCGCAGGGGGCGTCTTTATCCAGACCGCAGCTATTAGTGCTTCATCAGGTGGTCCTTGGAACGTAGAGTTAGACCCCGCAGTGATTATTCCTAAGAACGCTGATGTTCGTATCACAGCAGACGCAAGCGCAAACAATACTGTCGTCTTTGGTATTTTCAAAGGCTATCTAGCAAAGGTTATCGGCTAATGGCAAAAGGTCTAGCAGCAAAAGTAAAAGAGCATAATGCAAAGTCTAAGCACAAAGTTACAACACGTATGCTACAACAAGTATATAACCGTGGTGTTGGAGCTTATCGCACGAACCCTAGTTCTGTTCGCCCTAATGTTAGCTCCCCTGAGCAATGGGCTATGGCTCGTGTTAATAGCTTTCTACGCATTGTCAGTGGTAGTAAGTCTGCAAATCACGATAAAGACCTTCTACCCTCATCTCACCCTTCCTCAAGCAAGAAGAAGATGCTAAAGGCTCAGTACGCTAACGACATCTTTACTACAGAGATGGAAGCTCGTAGTCGTTCTATGGACATGGGATGTGATGGTGCCATTCATGTACATGAGTATGATGGTCAAGCTATTTATATGCCTTGTGGTAGCCACGAAGATTACTTAGAGCATTACCGTACTGATGACGAAAAAGAAGAGCGAGAGGAAGAAGATACCTCTGTAGATCGTCTAGAGGCTCTACGTGTTGTCGTACAAGAGATCATGAAGGAAGAGTTTGCCAAGGCTGAATACCAAGGTGAAAAAGTTACTTTGAACAAGCCACGCAGATTATCAGGTGGTAACAAGAAGTTTGAAGTGTTCGTTATGGATGGCGGCAAAGTAAAGCGTGTTACCTTTGGTGACCCTAATATGGAAATCCGTAGGGATGACCCAAAGGCCCGTGCTAACTTTCGTAGTCGTCACTCATGTGATTCCAAGAAAGATAAGACAACAGCAGGTTACTGGTCTTGTCGTATGTGGGAAGGAGGCACATCAGTGTCTGAACTAACTAAGAATATCGAAGGCCAAATCCTAAAGGCTGATGATGAACAACGCATGGTCTATGGCTGGGCCTCTGTAGTAACCGAAAAGGGTGAACCAGTAGTTGACCGCCAAGGCGATGTTATAGAACCTGACACACTTGTTAAAGCTGCAAGCAAGTTTATGGAACATGTACGTGTCGGTAAAGAAATGCATAAGGGTAATCAGATTGGGGCGGTAATTCACTCCATGCCTATCACTAAAGAGATTGGCGAATCCCTTGGCATCCAGAGTGACCGTGAAGGCTGGGTCGTCGCTTTTAAAGTATACGACGATGAAGTCTGGTCTAAGGTTAAGTCTGGCGAACTTGCGGCCTTCTCTATTGGGGGTCGTGCAATCAAGGAGGACTATAGTGCCTAACCTACTCAAACAGCTTGAACTGGATGAATTGTCCCTAGTGGATCGTCCTGCCAATGCACAGGCAATGGTCTCCTTGTTCAAGCGTGACAATTCCAATGGAGATCATATGGAACAGGAACTAGAGAAAATGGGATACGACGAAGATAAAGTCAAAGCCTATATGAAAGAAAAAGGTTGTGACCGTTCAGAAGCTATGAAGGCCTTGAACATGGAAGAGCCTACAGAAAAAGCTGAAGAGATTGACCCAGTGGTTGCAGAAGTTGATGAACAAGACATCTTGCAAGCTGCGGTTGACACACTGAAGCTAGAGAATGAGATGCTACGTAAATCTCTTATCGACAATGGCTTTGTAATTAAGTCTGAGTCTGTAGAGAAGAAAGTAGAGCCAGAGTACATTGAGTACGAAGGTGAGCAGATCAACAAAGCAGATGTACCTGCAGTTATTCTAAAAGCTCTAGAAGCGGCAGAACTAGCTAAAGCAGACGCAGAGCTAACCAAACGTGCAACAGAAGCACTACCACACTTCGCTGAAGAGGTAGCTAAGTCTTTGGTCGCTGAGTTTGGTGACAGCGAAGGTATCATGGAAACTCTGAAAGCTGCTGATGCAGTATTCGCAGAGAACATGGAAGAAGTTGGCAAGTCAGACGCAGACGGTGAGTTTGCTACTGCTGCCGATAAAATGGAATCTCTTGTCAAGTCTTATATGGAAGAGAAAGAGATGAAGAAGGGTGATTACGCTAAAGCATACGCTGCTGTAGCTAAAACTGACGAAGGTAAAGCCCTAATCAACAAAAGCTATAAAGGGGAATAATTATGGCTGTAATGCAAAGCCGTGACACACGGACATTCATTGCTGGCGAAGACCTATCGTCAGCACAATTTAAGTTCGTCACTCTAGAAGCAGATGGACAAGTTGACCTAGCAGACGCTGCTGGTGAACGTGCTATCGGCGTTCTATTGAACGAACCAACAGCAGGTAAAGCTGCTACTGTTGCAATGACTGGTAAAGTTATGGCAGAAGCTGGTGCTTCTGTAACTGCTGGTGACGCACTACAAACAGATGCCAATGGTGACGCAATCACTGCTGCTTCTGGTGACTACGTAATGGGTTATGCTCTTGAAGATGCCGTTGACGGTCAAGTCTTCGCTATTGAGTTGATCCAAGGCGGCAACATCGTAGCATAAGGAAGGATATAACAAATGCCATTGCTAACTCCATCACAGGTACATATTGATCAGCCGTTAACAAACCTGACAATTGCCTATGTACAATCACAAGAGAACTTCATCGCTGATAAAGTTTTCCCAGTAGTCGGCGTTCAGAAGCAGTCTGACAAGTACTACATCTATGACCGTGCAAACATGAACCGCACAGGTGACGTTAAAGCTCTTGCACCACGCACAGAGGTTAACCGTATCGGTCAAGCAATCTCAAACGACTCATACTATGCAGACGTTTACGGTCTAGGTATGGACTTTGATCAACAGACACTAGCTAACGAAGATGCAGCATTGGACGTTCGTTCATCAGGTGCAGCTACTTTGGTTAACCGTCTAATGATCCACCGTGAAGAGCAGTTCGCTGATACATTCTTCGCAGCTTCAGTTTGGGGTACAGACAACACACCATCAAACTTGTGGTCAGACTACACAAACTCAACACCAATCAAAAACGTGACAGACGCTCGCCGCACTATGCAGCTTAAGTCTGGTGGCTTCAAGCCAAACACAATGGTTGTTGGTAAAGAAGTTCGTGACGTTCTTATCAACCACCCAGACATCCTAGCACGTTTGAACGGTGGCGCAACTGTAACAAACACTGCACTTATCACTAA